TTAATATCCATCCGATCCTACTGCGTGGGGCATGGATGGGGCAAACTCACTCAATTTTTGGTTGAGTATGAGTACCTGGTCCTGGTTGTTTTCTGCCATCCAGGATCCGTACACCCGGTAAACCATTTGCGCGTCGGTGTGGCCCATTTGCTTCGCGATGAAGTTTGGGTTGGCACCGGCAGCTAACGACCAGCATGCATACGTGTGTCTTGACTGGTATGCTCTGCGATAGCGAATACCTGCACGTCGCATTGCCGCCTCCCACGATTGGTTGATCGACCCTACAGCGTAATGATGTCCTGCACGGCCATTACGCGATACGATTTGCGGGTTGAACACGAATGTGCATGGATGCACATCGGTACGACCATATTCACGAAGTTTAACCTCAACCTGATACTGCTTGCCCAGCCTGGTCATTTCAGCCTGGTTCTTCAACACATCAATTGCTGGCTGAATAAGGTTTATGATTCGATCCGTTCCGGCCTCTGTTTTAGGAAGGGTGAACTCCTTCGTTAAAGTGTGGTTGCGACGGATAATCATAGTTCCCGCCTTCAGGTCGATATCTTCCCATGCAAGGGATACCAACTCCCCATGCCTCACCCCTTTATACACGGCCAGAGACCACATGTTTTTCAGTTGCTGATAAGTGCATGCATCAATCATTCTGACGAACTCTTCACGCGTAAGGGGATCAGGTTCAGTACGAGACCGCTTGAGCATGGAAATTCCGTTAAACGGATTCGCCTTGACATAACCGCTGTCAGCAGCGAAGTTAAACATGCCTGACATTGTTCTCATGTAGTTGTTGACGGTTCTGACGGATCTTCCTTTTACTGGTGTCTTCTGTCCTGTTTTCAATACGTGATAGCCGGTTAGCAACTCCTTCCTGATAAAAAGCAGGTCTTCCTGTGTCACCGCAGATACCAGTTTGTCCCCACCAATTCTCGGTATCATGTTGCGCGCTATAGATGAATAGCGTGACATCGCGTTGGTGCTGATCTCCATCCGCTTCAACTCAAGCCACTTGTTCGCCAACTCGAGCACAGTGATTTCCTTATTCTCGACTCCGAATTTCTTCAGGTTCGGCGAGTCAGGGAACTGAGCAGCATAATTGAAGTTACCAGTCTTTATCGCAAAACACACCGACGCGCGCAGCTCGCCAGCGATCTTCCTGTTTTTTGGTGTATCCGGCACGCCGAGGCTTTCACGCACCCGGCCGCCTTTATAGATGAACCATATGCGGAGTGTTCCGCCGTGGTTCTCCACGCCTGTTGGGTATGCAGACTTAGCCATTTTCCCCTCCTGACGTCCAAGAGCCCGCTAAGCATAAACGGATCTTCATTGGCGCGCATCTGGACTGACATCTTCGATGCTTCTTTCATCAACCTCTCCATCTGCTACCAACCCATTTTTAATTAAATTGCGGATCCATTGAGCTGCAAATGGATCTATTTCGTTATAATAAGCCCATCTTTTCATATGCTTTTCTCATACTTGGAGTGTTCAAATTCATGACAGATGAATTGCAGCCGCACTGCGTTGAATGCGGCGTTATTCTTCCAGGCTCTCATTCGCACAGGAAATACTGCTCAGGTAAGTGCAAGGCTAGATGGAGAAAGAAAAACCCTTCACCCGCTAGAGACGCAGGCCATGCCTGCAGGATTTGTGGAAAGATCTTTCCTATAGGTCCAGGGCAGCATAATAAATGGCTTTGTTCTGATGAGTGCAGGAGGGCAAGTAATGCTTTATCTGTTAGAACATTTCACGACAGGCGCCCAAAAATGGAGGCGATTTATAGAGCCAGAACAAAAGAAAAACTGCCTCCAGACTCTCAAAATCGGCGCTTTTATCTCTTAAATCCCGATGCACCAAGAGCTTGTGAGGCTTGCGGAGAAAGTCGAGTCACAGAGATAGCCCACAAGCCAGGCCATGAGCGATTAGGCCAGCGTAGGTCTTCTGCGAATATGAAATGGCCCGAAATGGTTTGGGTTCTTTGCCCAACATGCCATAGATTGATCGATAGAATGCATTACCCACCTGAGGACATTGGGTTAAAGGTGTAGAGCTTGGTTCTTATCCGCCTCGCTGCTTATTCCGAAGCTCCTGTTCGCCCTGGCACTCCACACACATCGTGCATCCCGGATACGCTTTCCGGCGCGCATCAAGTAACTTGTCACCGCATTCCTCACAGTGCGTTGCTGATACTGCTGAGCGGTTGAGTCTGTGCATACTCAGTGCTGCGTCACGCTGTAAATCTTCAAGCGTTGATGCGTTGTCGATAATGTCAGCCATGGTCAGTGCTCCCGAAACTGTTTGTTGATCATCCCAATGGTGTAAACGAACAATAAAAAAGGGACTCCAAGTCCCTTTATCTTCTCGTAATGTTTCGCCAGAAGTGGCCGGCTGACAGAGTCAAACTTCGGCTTAGGCTTCTGTGACATCGCTGCTTTCAGTTCGTCGTTTCAGCGCTTGGCAGTAGCTCGCAATGCGTTCTCCTGTTCGATAGTCATCTTCTTCATGCAGCCTCCCGTCGAGCGAGAAGTTTCGCTCCGAAAGTCATTAATTCGTCCCGTTCAACAGTTGCGAAGTGGCAGTGTGTACGCGGGTAGAGTAATGCATCAACTGGCATAGCCAGCAGGGCAGGCATGATGCTAATGCTGAACCTGAGTATCGGTTCGAGTCCGATCGCCACACACTAAACCCAGCCAGGGTATCTTCAGCCACAGAGCTGACATTGCCACACCATCACATTCCCGCCGCGAGCGGGTTTTTTATTTCAGGCCCCGGGAATCATCATCGATATGCCTCGTTGTTAAATCCAGCCCGAGGGCCTGACCCCTTTCAAACACACAGCTCCCGCATTTACCGCGAGGAGAGAGACTATGAAGATGGACGAAAGATACAGCAACGCGACATACGGCAGCGCTGGTCTTGCGGCTTTCTTTGCCAGCCTGTCATTGCAGGACTGGGGCTTCATCATTGGCGTCGCGTTCAGCATTATCCTCGGCGTCCTGACATACAGGCTCAATAAACGTGAGCAAATGAAGCGCACGAAGATACTGCAGGACATTCTGAACAAGACCGACTCAAGCAACCCATCGGCTACAGCTAAAGTCCTCGCTGATCTCGGACAGAAAGCCCCGAAGGAAATCTGATGAACAGCACATTGCGAAATAAAATTGCTGCCTCCATCGGCGGCGGCGCGATTGCGATCGCAACTGTCATGCTTTCAGGTAAGGACGGGCTTGAAGGTCGTGAGTATGTGGCCTACCGAGATGTTGTCGGAGTGCTGACTGTCTGCGATGGTCACACCCGATGGTGAACGGCAAATACGTCAGTGCCAACGACCCGCAGGCTGTCAACGATTACTACGCCGGGGCATGGGCTCAGAACGTCAGCAAGTCCAACGACAAAGTCGTGATGGACGTTTACGTCAATAAGGCTGTGGCAGACACCAAACCTGACGGTAAGCGCCTTATTCAGCGCCTGGACGACATGATTTCCGGCAATAACGCCGACCCGATTCATGTTTCTACCGGTCTGCTACTGAACAAAGAGCAAAAGGCAGGTGAGTCGAAGCAGAAGAAATACTCCTGGGTCGCTCACAACATGCAGTTCGACCACATTGCGATCCTGCTAGACGAGCCCGGCGCCGGGACGCCTGAAGAAGGTGTAGGCATGTTCGTCAACGCTGACGGGCAGGAGACCGATGTTGAAGCGACGAGCCTCATCGATGCAGCCAACAGCATGAAAGACGGCGGGTGGAACAAAGTGAAGTTCTTCATCAGCAACGCTTCAGAAATGTCATTCGACGACATCTACCAGGCGCTGCGCATGTCCATCAAACAGGACGACAAAAAGTGGCGCTACGTCGTCAGTGTCTGGCCTGACCATTTTGTTTACGAAGAGGATGGCGAGAACGTCAAGCCGAAGCTCTTCGACCAGAAGTACCTCATCTCTGACAAGGTCGTAACGCTTGTCGGCGATCCAGTAGAAGTCGTTCGCAAACCAACTGAGTACGAAGTCAAAACCAACGGAGAAACAAACCCGATGAAAGAGAAGATGATCGCCGCGCTCAATGCTGCAGGCGTTAAAACCGAGGGGCTGACCGACGATCAGGTCTGGGATGCCTACAACCAGCAGATGCAGAAGAAAGATGGCGGCGGCGACCCGGGCCAGGCTCAAATTAACTCTGACGTGATCACCGCAGCTGTTAATGCGGCAACCGCAACGTTGGGCGCCTGTATACCGTCGAAGAGTTCCCGGGGCTGCAGAATGTCTAAAGATGAGTTTGTGTCCCTTGTTACGGGAATGTCGTGGCGAAACCGGGCATGCAGTTTCGAGGCGGCAGATTGCTGGGGGCTGGTAGTGCTTTACTACCGTCACGTTCTTGGCATCGAAATACACCAGTCTCCTGACTACGAGTGTGGCCACGATTTCCTAACCTGCTATGACGCTGATGTTGTTTTCTGGAAGCGCTGCGACGTGTTTGCGGAGGACTGCGTCTTCGTGGCGTGGGTGGGGCGTCAACCGGTTCACGTCGGGCTGATAGTTGATGGCCGCGCGCTACACAGCCGCGGTGAAAGCGGTCACGTCAGGCCTGACGCCATCAGAACAATTCAAAAACTATTCACCAGAGTTGAGTTTTATTCTTATGCCGATAATCGAAATTCAGCGAGTTCCAGGACTGCCTAAGGACCGGGCTGTCGTAAAGGTCGGTACTGTATTCTCTGAGTGGCTGATGCAGGAAAGCCTGCATAAAGACGTCAGAATAAACGTGAACGGCAGAGAGCTGCAGTTGGATGATGAGCTGGCGTTCAGCCTCCAGGAGTCTGACCGGGTCATCATCTTTGACCAGCCAAAAGGCGGCGGCCTGATAGGGACTATCCTTAACCCACTGGAGCACCTTAACCCGATTAAGTTCACACAGAAGGTTCTGTCCGGCCTGATGCCAAAGCCTAATGTCGGGTCTGCTTCCGCTGGTAACAGCAAAACATCACCAAACAACAGCCTGAAAGGGCAGACGAACATTGCGCGTAACGGCGAAGCGAAGCCGGATAACTTCGGGCAGGTAAGGGCATTCCCGGACCTGATTCAGGAGTCGCTTTTTGAGTACGTGAGCAACCTTAAATACGTTACCGAGTTGATGTGCTTTGGCCAGGGTAAGTATGACGTCACGTCAGTTCGCTTTTCAGAGTCGAATCTAGGCTCCATGGCTGGAGCCAGTTATACGATTTATCAGCCTGGCGAAATCATCCCGACGATACAGGAAGGGTACCAGTTTGATGACGTTGATGGTCAGGAGCTGCCGGGGCCAAACGAAAGTGATGAGATCCCGGCTGAAACTGCAACCGCAAATACAGTAGTCAGCGGTAATTATGCTGGTGGTCAGATATCGATGAAGATCGTCAAGCAGGCGGAGTTTGATTTTTTCAAAGACCTGCCTAGGCCGTCACCAGTTAAACTCATTATCAACATCACGTATTCGACGACTGAGGGGACGGTTACACAAGATGTGACTATCAGCGCCAACCTCATCAACTGCATTGAAAGTGACGACGGTGCGGTGATAAATCCGGTTCAATATTACGAGTTCATATTTGACCAACTGAATGGACCAGGCGTCCCTATTGATACGGCGACTATAAATACGACCAAATTTATTCTGATGCAGAATTCGGGGATAACGATAGGTCCGTTTTTTTCCCCATTACCTTCCCAGCAGTTGTGGATTCATACTCAGTCAAGACTTGGTCAAAACAACTGGACAGACTGGAAAGTGGTGATTTGGAAGGTTGATGACGATAACAACCAGATCCCTGGCACTCAGCAGGAGTTTGCTTATCACGTAAAAAATAATGGTGGGCTATCTGACACATTCTACCAGACGGACAAAATAATTCCGGCAGCAGGACTTGGACGTTATTCAATTTCTCTGACCAGAACGAATAACAGTAATGACCAGAGCACCCTGCAACTGGAAGAAATTCATTCGGTAAATATACGCAGCAATGTTGTCTATCCAGACGATACGCTGGTTATGGTGAAAGTCAGGGCTACTGAGAACGCGACCAGTGGAAGGGAGAGAAAATATAACGCTCTCATAACCAGGCATGTTATCAGCTACGACATCGCAACTCAGCAGGTTGATTACGACATCAGGCCATCACGTAAGTTTGCAGATATTGCGCTGCACAACTGGCTTGTTGTCGGTAAGCAGCCAGAGGACACGATAGACGTTTATGGGTTGTACCAGATCCAGTCAGAACTTGATGCTATCGACCCGCGTCTGGGTTATTTCGACTACACATTCGATGATGAGGATATATCTTTGGGCGCGCGCATGGAGTCCATTTGCGATGCGGCCAGCGTGTCGGTTTACGATGATAATGGCGTTCTGTCATTTACGCGTGACGGTAAAAAAACGTCGCCGTCCACCATCTTCAACCGGTCAAATACGAAGCCAGACGGGTATTCACTGTCTTACGACATGACGCTTCCAGGAGGCTTTGACGGCGTGGAGGTTCAGTATCGTAATCCTGACACCAACAAACAGGACTACGTGCGGTACCGGGTGGATGGGAACAGCATTGTTGAAGGTCAGCCTACAAAGGCGAAAAAGTTCGAGCTGTTGTATATCAGGAATCGTTTCCAGGCTAATGAGCGCGCATTGCGTGAGTGCCGCCGACTTATCTATTCCCGCATGACGATGTCTGTCACAGCGCTCGCTGATGGCGAATGGGTGAATATAGGGGATATGGTCCAGGTGCCGGATACTTACGATACCAACCAGCAGGCTGGCTATATTGTGTCGCGCACCGACAACGACTTTGAAACCAGTGAGAGCATCACCTTCTCCGGAGCGATGTTCGTTCAGATAACCGACTCTATGGGGGCGACTACGGCGCGCTATCCAGCATCCCCGCGCACAGACACACCGTTCGGATTTACAGCTGCAATTCCAGCCGTCACTCTCAACCTTTATGATGGCTTCGACGTTCAGTCACCTTCGCGATACGCAATTGCTACTTCGGAGGAGCTTGACTCTGGGCGATGGACTGTCACTGCCAAGCAACCAGATGGAAAGGGTAGTACCGCATTAACCCTCGCTGAGTACAGCGACAAGATCTACGAATAGACCACCAACTTTCACAGCACAACCCGGCCATAGCGCCGGGTTTTTTATGGAAATAATATGGCTACGCAACCTACTAATCTGCCAGTACCAAGCGAATCGCCTCGCGACCTTAAATTTAACGCGGGGAAAATTGACGAGTTTGTCAACTCAATGGCTCAGCAATATATCGACCGTTTTGGTCAGGCTCACTACACTATCGAAGGTCTTCGCTGGGTAGCGCAGCAGGCCATCGCCGCATTTGGCTATATTACGCTGGACAGTTTTGAAGACGGAAACACACTGACATTGCCAAATCAGGTTCTTCGCCTTGAGGCAACAGGTGAATATTACCGTTGGGATGGAGAATTTCCTAAAGCTGTTCCTGCTGGCTCAACTCCTGCGTCTACTGGTGGTGTTGGTCCTGGCGCATGGTTAAGCGTTGGAGACGCGACATTAAGAAACGATTTATTAAGTGGAGGGAAGTCAACTCTG